GGAAGGGGGCGGTGGTGGTGGTTGTGCTGGTCTCGGTGGTGGAACTCCAGTAGGTACGGCTGGAACAGGCGGTTCAGGTGGTGGCGGTAATGGGCAAAACGCAGCAGTTGGCTCAAGTGGCACAGTAAACACAGGCGGTGGCGCTGGTGGCGGCGGATATAACCCAACTTCTTTTGCTGGTGGTGCAGGCGGCTCCGGCATCGTCATCCTCAAGTACAACATCGGCTCTGCCACGATCTTCACCTTCAAGTCCACGCAGAAGTGGGTCGCACCTGCTGGCGCGGTGAGCGTTGACTATTTGGTGGTGGCCGGTGGTGGTGGGGGTGGTACATATGTTTTTGGCACTTCTAACGGCGGTGGCGGTGGCGCAGGTGGATTTAGAACTTTTACGGGTTTATCCGTTACGGCAGGAACCGATTACGCGATTACTGTCGGAGGTGGCGGCAGCGCAAATACGCAAGGCAGCGATTCCATATTTAGCACCATTACCAGCACGGGAGGAGGAAGAGGCGGCTCTAATAGTGCAGGAGGAAATGGTGGTTCTGGTGGCGGCGGATCAGCAGCGGTTCCTGCGGGGTTTGGTGCAGGAAACGGTAATACACCTTCTGTAACTCCTGCACAGGGATCAAACGGTGGTAGTGGGCAACTTGATGGCAATATACCTTATCGCTCTGGAGGAGGAGGAGGCGCAAGCGCAGCAGGAGGGCCGGGAAATGTATCGCCCTTTAACGGCACAGGCGGTAACGGTACAGCATCGTCTATTTCTGGGTCATCTGTAACTTATGCAGGCGGCGGTGGCGGCGGTACAGGAGGAACTAATATTCCTACGGGCGGCACAGGCGGTGGAGGTCAAGGCGCATTTAATCCCGCTCCCGGCAATGTGCAAGTTGCAGGAACTGCTAATACAGGTGGCGGTGGCGGTGGCTCAAATGGTAGCAATTATCCCAGTGATATAACAGGCGCAGCAGGCGGCTCCGGCATCGTAATTCTCAAGGTCAACTTCACATGAAAACCTATCAGTTAATGGGCATAGATACCGCGATGCATCTCTTGCGTCCCGGTGCCAAGTGGGAAATCAGCAACCGCGAAATCACGCGCTGGGAAGACCCAAGGCCAAAACCGTCGTGGGACGAGATCATGTTCACGATTGAAAAGATCAAGGAACTTGAAGACGCGGTGCCGACGATCCTGCTCCCAGAGCAGCAGAAAGCGTTTGACGAGTACGTTGCCCAAATAGAAAAGGCGGTCGCGTGAATCTCTACAGCATCTTTCCGACGGCGGTGGCTAAGTTTGAACTCGGACGGGACTACACCGCCGAGGAGAGCGCCTTTGTGGACTCGCAAGAGACGCACAAGAACCAAGGCAACACGACGAGCAACGACCGCTATGTGCTGCGCCATGACACGATGGCAAACCTCAAGGCATTCGTAGAGGCTAGTCTGGGCGAGTATCTACGAAGTATCTACGCGCCGAAGAACGAGGTCGGCCTACGCATCACGCAGTCGTGGCTCAACTACTGCAAGCCCGGTGAATGGCACCACAAGCACGCGCATCCCAACAGTTTCATCAGCGGCGTTCTCTACATGAAGGCCGCACGCGAGCGCGACAAGATTTATTTTTACCGCGACGGCTACAAACAGATCAGCCTGCCGACTGATAATTGGAACCTGCACAACAGCGAGTCGTGGTGGTTCGAGGTCGGCGCAGGCGATCTGATGATTTTCCCCTCGCACTTGACGCACATGGTGGAATCCGTGCAGCAGGAGCGGGTATCGCTTTCGTTCAACACTTTCCCGGTCGGTTACGTTGGTGAGGAAGAAAGTCTCACCGCTTTGCATTTGGAGAACTGATATGGCTCATTTCGCAGAGATTGATTCAAACAGCGTGGTGCAGCGCGTCATCGTTGTCGCCAACAAGGATACGGCAGACGCTAACGGCAACGAGACTGAGAGCATCGGCGTCGCGTTCTGCCAGAACCTACTCGGTGGGAACTGGAAGCAGACGAGCTACAACGCCAATATTCGCAAAAATTATGCGGGTATCGGTTACCGCTACGATGCGGCGATTGATGCCTTTGTACCGCCGCAACCGTACCCGTCCTGGGTGCTTAATAATGCGACCGCGCAGTGGGTCGCTCCAGTGCCAATGCCGAGCGATGGGAAGATGTATAGTTGGGACGAGGCCGCACAGTCGTGGAAAGAAGTGGAGCGCGCAGCATGAACTGGAAGATTACCAATCTTCAGGTGTATCCCAACGCCTACGGACATAGCGACGTTGTCGTGCGCGTGAACTACCAAGTTGGCGTCCTGAAAGACGTTGTGGAGTTGGCCCCGCCAAGCGGCAGTTTTACCCCGTTCGCTGATCTGACCGAAGACAAGGTTTTGGGTTGGGTGTGGGCAGCGGTAGATAAATCTGCCGTTGAAGGCCGCGCTGCCCGCGAAGCTATCGAACTTGAGCGCAAACTTGCCATCCTTGAAAAAGACGGCAAAAAGCCAAGCGCAGTGCCAATGGGCACGCCTTGGAGTTGATGTTTCTTTCGCGCCACAGTAAAGTTTTACCGTACTGGTCCGGACGACCAGGGTTCCACAAGGAACACAAATGGCTGACGAAAATCAGTTGGTTGAACAAGTAGCGGAAGTACCCGCGCCGGAAGCGGAGGTCACGGCGACCCCGCAACCCGAAGTCGCTGCCCAAGAGGCGGCACCGCCGGAGGAAAAGCCTGCCAAGACGTTCACTCAAGAAGAGTTGGACGCGATGGTCGGCAAGAGGCTTGCACGGGAACGTCGCAAGTGGGAACGAGAGCAAGCGCTGAAGGCACCGACTGAAAGGTCGGCATCGGAAGCCCTGCCGGATAAGGAAGTAGACCCTGACGCCTATGCGGAAGCCCTAGCGGTTCGTAAGGCCGAAGAACTCCTTGCCAAGCGGGAAGCCGAGCGCCAGCAGCACGAATTCTTGAGCGCCTATCACGAACGCGAAGAGGCGGCGCGGGATCGGTACGATGACTTCGAGCAAGTCGCGTACAACCAGAGCCTGCCAATTACGACCGTGATGGCGCAGACGATTCAGGCATCGGATATTGGGCCAGACGTAGCGTACTACTTAGGCTCTAACCCCCGAGAGGCTGACCGTATTTCCCGCCTGTCGCCCTACCTTCAGGCTAAAGAGATTGGCAGGATCGAGGCCAAATTGGCTGACAATCCGCCGGTCAAAAAGACAACCAGCGCACCGCCCCCGCTGAAGCCGGTCACGGCGAGAGGCACGGCGAACGGCACCTACGAGACGACGGACCCACGGTCGGTAACGGCCATGAGTACGTCGGAATGGATTGAGGCCGAACGTCGTCGCCAGATCAAGCAGTGGGAAGCGATGCAGAGACGTTAACCATTTTTCAGGAGTAATTCCGTGGCTAATACACTTCTTACTATCGACATGATTACGAGGAAGGCTCTCGAAATCCTTGAGAACAACCTTGTCATCACCCGTAATGTCAACCGCCAGTACGACAACAGCTACGCTGTGGAAGGCGCCAAGATCGGCACCACCCTGCGTATCCGTCTGCCAGATCGCGCCCTTGTGACTGACGGTGCCGCCCTGCAAGTGCAGGACGACAACGAGCAGTTCACCACGCTGACCGTTGCTTCGCAGAAGCACATCGGCGTGAACTTCACGACTGCCGAAATGACGATGCAGTTGGACGACTTCGCCGAGCGTGTTCTCAAGCCGCGTATCTCGCAGCTTGCGGCCTCGATTGACGCGGACGTTGCCAATAGCTTCAACAGCATCTTCCAGTCGGTCGGCACCCCCGGCACCACGCCGAGCAGCACTCAGGTTCTGCTCGCCGCACAGCAGAAGCTCAACGAAGCCGCCGCTGTGATGCAGCCGCGTTATGTCACCGTGAACCCGGCTGCCAATGCCGCGCTCATCGAGGGCATGAAGGGTCTCTTTAATCCGGTCAGCACCATCTCGGCGCAGTTCAAGAACGGTATGTTCGGCGAGGGCATCCTTGGGTTCAACGAACTCAATATGTCGCAGTCGATCAAGCAGTTCATGACTGGCACCCGCACTGGCGCACACACCGTAACCACCACCATCTCCACTCAGGGCACCTCGTCCATTGCCATCACCGGCACTGGCACGCAGACGATCAAGAAGGGCGATGTGTTTACCGTTGGCAGCGTGTTTGCGGTCAATCCGCAGACCCGTGAGTCCACCGGCTCGCTTCAGCAGTTCGTGGCGACCGCCGATGCAACGGCTGTGGCTGGCGCATACACGGTGAACGTCTCTCCGGCGATCTACACCTCGTCGAACGCCCTTGCTACCGTGGATTCGTTCCCGCAGTCTGGTGCGACGGTGACGTTCCTTGGTGGTGCGTCCACGCAATACCCGCAGAACCTTGTGTACCACCGCGATGCGATTGCTTTCGCCACGGCAGACCTCCTCATGCCGCAGGGCGTTGACATGGCTTCGCGCCAGGTTCACAACGGCATCTCCATGCGCGTTGTTCGTCAGTACGACATCAACAACGACCGTATGCCGTGCCGTATTGACGTTCTGTACGGTTACAACGTAATCCGTCCGCAGATGGCCGTCCGTCTCTGGGGTTAATGCCATGAGTTACGTCATTGGCAATCTCCCCAAGCAGTCGGTTATCAGCGTTACGCTGTCGCCTTCTGCCGTGTCCGCGTATACGTCTGCCGAGCAGACGTTTACGGTCACGGGCTTGCAGGCAGAAGACCACGTTGCCGTCAACAAGCCGAGCGCTCAAGCGGGCCTCGGTATTGTTGGCTGCCGTGTCTCAGCAGCAGATACGCTGGCAATCACGTTTGGAAACTTCACGGCTAGTCCAATTACTCCGACGGCAAACGAGGTCTACAAAATCCTCGTAAGCCGCCCGGATCGGACTATCACCGATGGCATTATTTAAGAGGTAATTAGACATGGCTCTTCCTAATGGCTCTGGCGGTTATCAATTTAACGACGGTAATGTTGGCGAGGCTCTGCTTTTTGCACAGGGTGCGCCGACTGCGCTAACGGCGGCTACTACCGCCACGGCGGCTCAGTTGTCAAATGGCCTTTTCACGTTCAATGGAACTGCGGGCAATCTCACCCTGCCGACTGTTTCTGACCTTGAAGCCTACGTTTCGTCTGCCTCAAAAGTGGATGCGGCGTTTGATTTCTTCGTCGTTAACATCGACGCAGGTGCGGATGCGATTACGGTAGCGGTGGGCACAGGCTGGACCCTTGTGGGTGCGGGCGCTGTCTCTGCTGGTACATCGGGTCACTTCCGCGCTCGCAAGACGGGCGACGGTTCGTGGACTTGCTATCGTATTAGTTAATTAATATGGCGAATATCTACCTGAGACATCCGAGGCATGGCGAGAAAGTCGCTATTTCTTGGCTAGAGGTTCAGGAAGATATACAGCACGGGTGGGAAGAGTTTGACCCTTCTAACCCGGATGATTCAGAATCTCCGGCGTCAGCAGAAATGTTGGCGTCGGAGACTTCTGGCAACGCATTGCGGGCGCGTCGTCGCCGTAAGGAGTAAATAATGGCTACCACCGCTCTCGACCAGATCAACGGTGCGCTGCGTTTGATCGGTGTCCTAGCGGAAGCCGAAGCGCCCTCGGCAGCGATGGCGCAGGATGCCTTGACAGCGCTCAATCAGATGATTGATTCGTGGAGTACCGAGCGACTGTCGGTCTTCTCCACTATTGACCAAGTATTCAACTGGCCGCCCTCTACGCGCATTCGCACACTCGGGCCTACCGGCGATTTCGTCGGCCAACGTCCCGTTGAATTGGATGACGCCACCTATTTCCGCGATGCCTCGACCAACGTGTCGTATGGCATCAAGATGATTAACCAAGAGCAGTACAACAACATTGCGGTCAAGACGGTAACGTCTACCTACCCGCAGGTGCTGTGGTACAACGCGACCTATCCCGATATTGAGATTTACATTTATCCGGTGCCGACCCGAGTGCTGGAGTTCCACTTTGTGTCGGTGCAGCCGCTTGATCAGCCTGCCGCGCTAGACACCGTGTTGGCGTTCCCGCCGGGCTATCTGCGGGCGTTCCGCTACAACTTGGCCTGTGAGTTGGCGCCGGAGTACGGCATTGAGCCGTCTAATCAAGTGCGGCGTATTGCGATGTACAGTAAGCGCGATCTGAAGCGCATCAACTTCCCAGGCGATGTGATGGCAATGCCTGCCGCACTGATGGTCAATCGTCCGCGCTTTAACATCTACACCGGCAACTTCTGATGAAGTCCCCGATTCTGGGTAGCAGCTACGTTATTCGTAGCATTAACGCTGCCGACAATCGGATGGTCAATCTTTACCCAGAAATCATTGCTGAAGGAGGTAAGGATGCCGCGTACTTGCAGCGTTGCCCCGGCTATACGCTTCGCGCAACGGTTGGTGACGGCCCGATTCGAGGGTTGTGGACGTTAGGTCAATTTTTGTATGTAGTGTCTGGTAACGGATTCTATCGACTAGACGCATCGTTTTTGGGCGAAACAACTGGCTACCTTGAACTGGAAGACGGCAGTTTTATTCTGCTAGAAGACAGCAGCAAGATTGTCCTTGAGACGGGCAGTGCGTATGTCGGATATGTCAGCGGCATTGGCCCTGTATCAATGGCTGACAACGGCACGCAAATCTTTATCGCCGCGAACCCTGACGGATATATCTACAACGTAGACACGTTGGTGTTCGCGCAGATTACTGACGAAGATTTCCCCGGCGCGGTGACGGTCGGCTACCTTGATGGCTACTTCGTGTTTAACGAACCCAATAGCCAACGGGTATGGGTTACAGCACTTTTAGATGGGCTTTCTGTAGACCCGCTGGATTTTGCTTCGGCTGAAGGCTCGCCTGACGGCTTGGTGTCGCTCATCATCGACCACCGCGAAGCGTGGCTCTTTGGCACGAATAGCGTTGAGGTCTGGTACAACAGTGGCGAGGCTGATTTCCCGCTTTCGCGCATCCAAGGCGCTTACAACGAAATCGGGTGTATCGCGCCATACTCCGTCGCCAAGATGGATAACAGCGTCTTTTGGTTAGGCGCT